AAAGACAAAGATATTTGCGACGAACTGAAGAAGATATCCGATCTAAATATTACGCATCCAGCAAGACGATATCTTGTTGAACGTGGAATCCCAGAAGATCACCTTAAGAGACTCTATTATTGTCCCAACTTTAAAGAGTGGACAAACAAACACAAGGAGATCTTCAAAGATACTAAACATGACGATGCAAGAATCATCATCCCGTTACGGGGAACGGATGGTAAATTGTTTGGTTATCAAGGAAGATCGCTTGATTCAAAGACGCAACTGCGGTATATTACCGTTATGCTTCATGATCAACAAAAAGTATATGGATTGGACCAGGTAGATGAAACCAAACAAGTCTTCGTCGTCGAAGGACCCTTTGACAGTTATTTCATTGGAAACGCTATTGCTATGTGTGGTAGCGATGTTGACCTCCGCTCTCTTGATTATCAGTTCGTATTCGTCTTCGACAACGAACCGAGAAACAAACAGATCGTTGATAGAATTCAAAACACAATAGATAAAGGTTACAAGGTAGTCATCTTCCCAAAGGAGGTCAAACAAAAAGATTTGAACGACATGGTTCTCGCTGGAATCAATGTACAAGATGTGGTAGAATGCAACATCTACTCAGGGCTAACTGCAAAACTCAAGTTTAACGATTGGAAGAAAGTATGACAAACGGAATCAAGGTAAAAAAGCGTAACGGTTCAATTGAGTCACTGGACCTAGAAAAGATGCATAAGATGGTAGATGAAGCCTGTAAAGATCTTGCGGGTGTTTCTGCTTCTCAGGTTGAAATGCAATCTGGTATTCAGTTTTATGATGGTGTTACTACTGGAGAAATTCAAGAGATTCTGATTCGGTCAGCGAGTGATCTGATTAGTCTTGATAATCCTAACTATCAGTTTGTCGCAGCTCGACTTCTTCTCTTCTCATTGCGGAAGAGTTTGTTTGGTCGTATGCATGAGACCCCTAAGTTCTTTGATCATATTACAAAGTGCGTGAAACTAAATGTATATGATAAAGAAATTCTAGATAACTATACAGAAGAAGAAATTGCTACTGTTGAAAGATTTATTGATCATGAACGTGATTATTTGTTCACCTATGCTGGTCTGCGTCAAGTCGTAGACAAATATTTGGTACAGGATCGCAGCGCTGGAAAGGTGTATGAGACTCCTCAGTTTGCTTACATGATGATTGCTCTCACAATTTTTGCAAGGTATCCCAAGGAGACTCGTATCGATTATGTCAGACGATACTACAACGCAATCTCAAAACACAAAATCAACATTCCCACACCTATCATGGCGGGAGTTCGAACTCCACTTCGACAATTTGCTAGCTGTGTTCTTGTTGATGTTGATGACACCCTCGATTCTATCTTTAGCTCTGATATGGCTATTGGCAGATACGTTGCACAAAGGGCGGGAATCGGTATCAACGCGGGTGCGATCCGTGGAATCAACAGTAAGATCCGAGACGGAGAAGTTCAACACACAGGTGTTGTTCCTTTCCTCAAAAAGTTTGAATCTACTGTCAGATGTTGTACTCAAAATGGCATACGAGGTGGATCAGCGACTGTCCACTTCCCAATCTGGCACCAAGAAATCGAAGACATCATCGTCCTGAAAAATAACAAAGGAACTGAGGACAATCGAGTTCGTAAACTGGATTATTCAATTCAAATTTCTAAGTTGTTTTATGAACGATTCATTTCAAACTCAACGATCTCCCTCTTCAGCCCTCATGACGTTCCGGGTCTGTTTGATGCTTTTGGCACTGATGCATTTGACGATCTCTATGTGGGTTATGAACGAGATGACTCTACTCCGAGAAAAACTATCGGCGCTCAGGAACTCATTTTGAATATCCTGAAGGAACGTGCAGAGACTGGTCGTTTGTATCTGATGAACATCGACCACTGTAACTCCCACTCTTCGTTTAAGGATAAGGTTTATATGAGTAATCTCTGTCAAGAGATCACTCTACCGACTAAACCACTTCAGCACATTGATGACCCTGAATCCGAAATTGCTCTGTGCATTCTTTCCGCAGTTAATGTCGGAAAAATTAAACAGCTGGACGAGTTGGAAGAACTCTGTGACTTGTCTGTACGGGGTCTGGAGGAGTTGATTGACTATCAAGGATATCCAGTCACCGCCGCACTGAATTCCACCATTAATCGTCGTTCTCTTGGTGTGGGATATATTGGTCTTGCACACTACCTCGCTAAGAATGGAGTTCAGTATAGTGATTCAGAATCTTGGAAACTTGTCCATGATCTGACTGAGGCTTTTCAATACTATCTCTTAGTGTCTTCTAATCAAATCGCAAAAGAGAAAGGTGCATGTGGATTCTTCAGTCGTACCAAATATGCAGATGGTATTCTTCCCATCGATACATATAAAAAGGAAGTAGACGAAATTGTGGAGAACAAACTCAATTATGATTGGGAAACTCTTAGAGAATCTATCACCACCCACGGTTTACGGCACTCAACATTGTCGGCACAAATGCCTTCAGAGAGCAGTTCCGTTGTGTCAAACGCAACCAATGGAATCGAACCACCTAGAGACTACCTGTCCGTTAAAAAATCAAAGAAAGGACCTCTTAAACAGATTGTTCCTCAGTTCAATACACTGAAAAACAACTACACACTCCTCTGGGAGATGCCAAATAACGAGGGATATATTAATATTGTTTCTGTGATTCAAAAGTTCTTCGATCAAGCCATTTCTGGTAACTGGAGTTATAATCCAGAACATTATCCAGATAATGAGGTTCCCGTGTCCGTGATGGCAAAAGATTTTTTAACTACATATAAGTACGGTTGGAAGACTTCTTATTATCAGAACACGAATGATCTTAAGACAGATGAGGTTGCTGATGTAAAAGAACATCTGAACAAATTGTTAGAAGAAATCTCAACCTCAGAAGAGGAGGAATGCGAATCGTGCAAGATTTAACCAAGGACATAAAAGGAATGACAGTATTCAATACAAATCACGTTGATACCAAGAAACAACCAATGTTTTTTGGACAACCATTGGGAGTTCAAAGATATGATGGTTCCAAATACCCTGTATTTGAGAAACTGACTCAACAACAACTTGGCTATTTCTGGAGACCTGAGGAGGTCTCTCTTCAAAAAGATCGTGGTGACTATCAACACCTCCGTCCAGAACAGAAACATATTTTTACTTCCAACCTGAAGTATCAAATTATGTTGGATTCTGTTCAAGGTCGCGGGCCTGGAATGGCCTTCACCCCATACTGTTCCCTCCCCGAACTGGAGGCTTGCATGAAGGTATGGGAGTTCATGGAAATGATTCACTCTCGTTCGTATACTTATATCATCAAGAATGTGTATCCAGACCCATCAGAGGTGTTTGACACAATCATTGACGATGAAAAAATTGTGGAACGCGCCACTAGCGTAACCAATGCATATAATGAGTTTATTCATTCTGCACAAGAATACGGGAACTCAAACTGTTGGCAGTTCGCACTGGACGAAGTTCCCACAGCACAACTAGAAAGGTATGAACTCAAAAGAAAACTCTATCGAGCAGTTGCAAACGTCAACATCCTGGAAGGAATTAGATTCTATGTCTCCTTCGCATGTTCGTTCGCATTTGGCGAACTTAAGCTTATGGAAGGATCGGCTAAAATCATTAGCCTTATCGCCAGGGACGAAAATCAACATCTCGTTATCACCCAAAACATCCTGAATAAGTGGAAACAAGGTGATGATCCTGAGATGTTAGAAATTGCTAAAGAAGAGGAAGAGAACATCAGTAAGATGTTCCAGAAAACTGTGGATGAAGAGAAACGTTGGGCAGAATACCTGTTCAAAGATGGTTCTATGATTGGTTTGAACGACAAACTACTGCAACAATATGTGGAGTGGATTGCTAATCGTCGAATGAAAGCGATTGGTCTCAAACCAATCTATGACATTCCTGCTAAGAACAACCCTCTTCCTTGGACTGAGCACTGGATTTCCTCTAAGGGTCTCCAGGTGGCACCACAAGAAACTGAGGTAGAAAGTTATGTCGTCGGTGGAATTAAACAAGATGTCGAAAAAGACACGTTTGCTGGATTTAAACTTTGATATTATGCCAAAAAATGCGGTGAATAAAGATGAACTGGAATGTAGAGTTCTTAAATTAAAAAACGAACTCTACAACGGTTCTTGGTCTGGTCGTGGACAGGAATGGCACAGCGGTGCTCACACGATGTTGAACCATGTGTTAGATATGTTATCAGAATACAGAATCTAAATACTGATAAGGGAAAAAATTAGTATGCTTTCTACAGAGTATCGTCTTCGATTAGAAG